AGTAGGCGCTCATCTTGGTGCTAAATACCCAGAAAAAGCAACACTAATCGTTGATAAATCAGTAGCTTTAGTTAAAGCAGTATGGGCTAAAGTATCTGGATTAGTGGCTAAAAAATAATGGCTTTCGAATTCGACTTTACTGAGCAAAAGCTAGCAGCAATTCTCACTCGCAACAAGAAAGTGCCTGAGTGGTATGAGGCTATGGCTGTGCAGTTACCTCAATTTGAAGTAACAACGGCACATCGCGTTGCCGCTTTTGTGGCTCAGTGTGCGCATGAATCCGCGGACTTTACAACTCTTCAAGAAAACCTAAACTATTCTGCTGACGCATTGAACAAACTATTTGGTAAGTACTTTGCTGCAGCCGGTAGAGACTCTGCTCCATATCACCGTAAACCTGAAATGATTGCTAATGTAATATATGCAAATCGTATGGGTAACGGAGATACTGCATCAGGTGAAGGTTACAAGTATAGAGGTAGAGGTCCAATTCAACTAACAGGTAAGGCAAACTATCAAGCATTTGCGACTGACTTCTTTGAAGATCCAGAAACAGTGATGAATGACCCTGACCTCGTGACTGATGACATACCTACAGCACTATATTCAGCATTATGGTTTTGGAATAAAAATAAACTAAACCGTGAGGCTGATTCAGGTGATATTAAGTTAATGACTAAGAAAATTAATGGAGGTTATATTGGTTTAGAAGATCGAATCAAGCACTATAACCATGCTATTGAAATTCTTACAACTTAATAATTTTACATTAATTAACTTTTGGGTTATAATAGTAAAATAGCAGCTGTATTAGGGAATGGTCCAAGCAGAAAATTCTATGATCCGTCCAAGGCTTATGCATACCGATTAGGGTGTAATATTCCTTGGACTGATGTAGATGCTACATTAATATCCGACGATAATATAGTTGTCTTATGGCATAAGAACCATGATCTAATTAAAGTACCTACGTATTTTAGTAGAAAAACATGGATGTTTACGGATGAACTTAAAACATTTAGACCATTTATTAAACAGTTTAAATTATTTGCAGGTGTATTTGATCGACACCCAAATGAATCAAGTGGTAATGCGGCAGCAAGAAAATTAATTGATCTTGGTTATAAAGAATTAGATATATATGGATGTGATGCATATTTTACAGCAACACATGGTTACAATTTAAAAAGTTATACTAGAGAATTTATTCCTGGTATAGATATGATAAACAATTCATATAAGTGGAAATTATTTTGGGATGAGTTAATTAAGAAACATCCTGAAGTAAAGTTTAATTTTATTAAGGAATAAACATGTTAAAAAATTATGCAAAAGAATTAATAACAATCGCTTCAGTATTTGGTTTAATTAGCTATACAATTTATGTTGTAGCAGCAGAACCAGTTAAAAAACCAACTGTAGTTAAAGTAGCTCCAGTTCCAGCTAAGAAAGAAGTAGCAAAACCTGTTGGTAAAGAAATTAAGAAACCAATAACTACTAAAGAAATTGTAGTTACACCGGATTCTAAGAAAGATCCTAATCGTAAAAAACCTAAATTAAAGGCTAAATACGCAGATAAGAAATAATTGAAGAACTTTATACATCATGAATTTCCTGAAGTAATACGTATAGATGGCGGTACCCACCGCTTATATCAAACACCTTCAGGTAATAAGTACCCTTCAGTTACATCTGTTGTTGGACATAAATCTAAAGACTCTTTAGAGGCATGGAAAAAACGAGTAGGTGAAGCTGAAGCAGCAAGAGTATCTAAAACTGCTACTGATCGTGGTACAAGGATCCATACATTATGTGAAGACTTTTTGTATGGTAAAGATCCAGTACCAGATATGTTTGACACAGATATGTGGAGAACATTAAGACCAGTTATAGATCGTATAGATAATATACATGCTTTAGAAAGCAAGTTATATTCAGATAGACTAGAAGTTGCGGGAACAGTGGATTGTATTGGTGAGTTTGACGGTGAACTTTCGGTTATAGATTTTAAAACATCTAAAAGACCGAAGAATATAAATAATATAGATAATTATTTTGTACAAGCGACCGCATATTCGGTTATGTTTCAGGAACTATTTGATATTCAGATCCCGAACGTAACTATAATAATAGGAGTAGACGATGAACAACCTCAAATTTTTCACCAGAAGCGTAAGGGCTTCATTAATCAATTAGTTGACTTACGTCAATCTTTTAAACAAATCCATTTACTGTAACTAGTAAAATACTAAGCGCATAAAAAGCTAAGTAATAATCGCAAGGAGAATATCCCCATGAAAAAGACTTTTGCCGCAATATTGGCTATGTGTTACCTGTGTTATTTTAACATAGCACAAACACAACAATTACATAAAGAAATAAAACCACCAAAGAAATTAACTAAGGTGGAAAAACAACAAGTAGAATGTCTAGCACAAAACGTTTATTACGAAGCTGGATATGAATCTACAAAGGGTCAAATCGCAGTAGCAATGGTAACACTTAATCGAGTTCATTCAGGGTTATTCCCGAAATCGATATGTGGTACAATGACTCAAAAGGTAGAGGACACATGTCAGTTTAGCTGGTATTGTGATGACTACAAAAGAGTTAAAGCAGCATCTTATAGGTATACTAAGAATGAGAAACAAGTGTTTGATCATTCAAGATCCGTGGCTTTATATACATATCTAAACTATAAGAATATTAAAGATGTTACTAATGGTGCATTATTTTTCCATACAAAAGCAGTAAAACCTGGATGGAATAATGTAAAAGTAACAACTGTTATCGGGAATCACATTTTTTATAGAAAGAGTTAATCATGGTTAAACTTGCAGGTGAAATGCCTAACATTTTAAGTGGGCTATTAAATAATGTCTACATTAATACAGTCGAAAGCACGTCTAGAATACACGAAGTATATTTAGACTCTGAAATCGAAGAACCATCAAAATATAGAGATCTTATATCTTTATTAATTAATGCTGGACCTAATGATAAGGTTCATCTATTCATTAATTCGAATGGTGGACACCTGGATACCGCAGGAGCTATTATCTCTGGTATCCTATCCTGCCAGGCCGAAGTTACAGCCTTCATCATGGGTGCGTGTCATTCAGCAGCTTCATTGATTACTATGTACTGCCACTCCATACACGTATACGACACTGCCTATATGATGATTCATACAGCCAGCTTTGGTTCATCAGGCAATACACCAACAGTCAAGGCTCATACCGACTTTACTATTAAGCAGTGCGAGAAGCTCATGTTGGATGCTTATGAAGGATTCTTAACTAAGGCTGAAATGGATAAAGTACTTAATGGTATTGAACTCTGGTTTAATGCTGATGAGATCAAACCAAGACTTAAGAAACGGTTTGAGGCTGTCGAACTACAGACTAAAAAAGAACAAGAAAAAAAGAACGAGATAACTGATAAGCCTAAGCCGGCTGTAAAGAAGGCTAAGATTAAGGTTAAAGTTGAAGACGGTGCAATTGAATAAGTGTTTACAATAATTGCAAAACGTGATATAATAGTCTTATATAATAAGAAAGGTATATATGAACGTTGCTCAACACATTAATCATTGTTACAAAACTAACAATAAACTAGAACTTATCCGAGTTAAAGATGCTTTAAACAAGGAGATCTTTGCTTTAGATAAGTTCTTTGAAGAATATCTTGACGTATTTGATGATCAGTTAAATGCTGTATCCGATCAGACTAAACCAGTATGGAAAGCTTATAATGATTACTATAAATCATATGAGAACATTAAACATAATATTAAGATGACTAATCATTATTTAGGTATGATTTAATGGAACAGGTCAAGATCTTTAAGAACACTAATGAATTTGCTCTGTATATTGAGAGTATAGTAGTAGACAAGCGTATATCTCATATGGATGCTGTATTGTTATATTGCCATGAAAATTTCATCGATCCTGAAGATATTAGTTCGATGATTAATAAGAATTTAAAACAAAAAATTGAACTCAATATGATTGAGCAAAATTACCTACCTAAAAAGGGAACTTTGGATATATGAAAGTACTAGACTTTATTAGAAGTAATGCTATTCGACATGATGTAATAAAATATGACGAATCTAGAGCAGCATTTGATTTAAATCCATCAAAGAACACGCGTATGGGTATTTACTTTATATTACATGGTAAAGACATTCTTAAGGTTGGCAAGGCTGACGGTAAAAAAGGTTTGGCTGGTAGAATTCAAGATTACCGATCAAGCGGTAAAGCTCGTCTTCATAGAGATAAAACAGCCATGCTTATACATGAAACTATGACATCTAAAAAATGGAAGGGTGAAACTTTAGAATTCTATATGTATACTTTACCTGAAGTAGAGATGAGTATCTATGATTATAAGATTAAATTATCTGGTGCTAGATCCCTTGAAGAGCAGTTGTCGAGACAGGCTGAAAAAGAAGGACATAGTTTAGCTTTATCGGCGCAGCACTAATGAATGGATTTAAAGCCTTTAGATATTACCTTGCTTTAAAGTTACATTTTAGTTCAGATAAGTTTAACGTATTTGAGAATAGTAACGTAAGAGGTTCCTATGAGACATTTAATGCAAGGAACGATAAACACCTATTTGATAGGTTAGCAAGGAAGTTCTCTACTGATAGAGAGCTTATTCAGTTTATGGTTGCCAATTTTATATATGGTAACCCTAATATGATTTATTCTGGTGAAGAAGCTGATAGCAACTATATCCAATGGAACAAGATTAAAGAGAGTATGACTAAGTCGTTTAGTGATGACTTGGGTACTTTACAATTAGAAGTAGAGAAGAACGGATATACTGCTAATGAGGTATTCAAAAGTGATTTTCCTATTCTTCTTAAGTTATATTTAGGTAAAAGAATAAACCCACAATCTATGGCCATACTATCTATATTAAACAGTAGCGTACAGGAGTGGACAAATAATCAAAATTTATGGATGTTATTTGAATCAGAACTAAGAATCATATATAAGATGAATGGATTCTTTAAGTTTGATAGAACTAAGATTAATAAATTATTTAACGAATTTATGTCAAACCTTGATCAGGTTTGTATAAATAAAAGTGAGTAGATTTTATACTCTATACTACGCAATATATTTTTATATAAGGAAAATACGATGGACATTAATACACTTCGCGCATCGCGCAATCAAGACTTTGGCAAAATCGCTTCAGCCTTCGACTCAGATAACAAACAATCCTATGAAGATAATCGATTCTGGAAACTAGAACGAGATAAAGCTGGTAATGCTACAGCGGTAATCCGTTTCTTACCAAGAGCCGAAGGAGATGAGTTACCTTGGGTTAAGATCTTCTCACATGGCTTTAAAGGCCCTACAGGAAGATGGTATATTGAAGACTCTTTAACATCTATTGGTAAAGACGATCCAGTATCAGAATTAAACTCTAAATTATGGAACTCAGGTTCAGAAGCTAATCAAACAATAGCTCGTAATCAAAAACGTAGATTACATTATGTATCTAATGTTTTGATTGTATCTGATCCAGCTCATCCAGAAAATAATGGTCAAGTTCGCTTATTTAAGTATGGTAAAAAGATCTTTGATAAGATTATGAACAAAGCAAGACCTACATTTGAAGATGAAAAACCAGTTAATGTGTTTGACTTATGGGAAGGTGCTAACTTTAAATTACGTTGCCGTACTTTAGATGGTTATCCTAACTATGATGAATCTACTTTCTCTGATCCAGCACCAGTTAAATCAACTGATGAAGAGATCTTAGCGGTAGTAAATGCACAACATAAGTTGGGTGAATTCTTAGATCCTAAGAACTTTAAAACTTATGAAGAACTCAAAGCTAAGTTAGATTCAGTACTTAGTGGTGATGGTCAAGTTCCTACGGCTGAACAGCTTACACAAGAGCCTTTAGCTACTATGCCTCCACCTGCATTTACATCAGCTCCATCTCCAACATATTCAGCGGCTGCCGCTCCAGCAGCAAAAGCTCCTGAAATTAATGATGAAGACGAAGATGTAATGGATTTCTTTAAGAAAATAGCAGACGAGGAATAAAAACAAAGGGAGCTTCGGCTCCCTTTTTTATTAGAATGATACGTTAGGTACCATTCCTTTATATCTATGTCGGTTTTCATACCATTCTGAAGATCTTGCAGGACGCTTAGCAACACTATTTTGAGTAACTTTATTAATGTTTGTAGGTGCATTAACAAGTGTCTTATCACCCTGTTTACTATATGCATCTTTCATTCCAGCATTTTCAGCTGAACTATTAGCTACTTTATCTGCATTATTAATTGCGGTCTTAATAGCTTTTATGTGTTCATCACCATCACTATTCTGTATCTTTTCATAATCCTTTTCACTTACCTCTTTTCCATTTACTGTATATTTTCCAGTAGTTGAATCATAACGCGCACTGTAGTTATCTTTTTCTTTATAAGACATTGTTTCACTAGATGATGATTTAGTAGATTTTGCAGAATCACCCAATGCTTCTAATTTAGTCTTATCTTTTTGTTTAGCAACTTGGGCTTGAGCAGCTTTATTAGCTTTATGTTCCTTCCACTTTTGATAACCTTTATATCCAAGATAACCTACAGCTCCGACCGCGGCGGCTCCTAGTATAAATGGTGCGGCTGCAGTTAATGCTGCTCCAGTTGCGGCTAGCATACCACCACCAGCGGCGGCAGCTCCTCCTGCTGCGGTTGCTGCTCCTCCTGCAGCGCTTGCTGCTCCACCTAAAGCACTTGCGCCTCTTAATAGTCCAGCGCCTTTGCCTAATAGACCTTTACCACCTTTCATTATAGATGAACCAGCACTTTTTAATCCTTTAGGTAATAAACCTTTCTTCTCTAAGAAACTAGCAGCTTTATCTTTCATTCTAGATAATACCCCACCTTTACTGTCTTCTTTATCTTCTGAATCTTTATCTTTTTTCTTATTATCTTTTTTAACAGAATCAGATCTAGTATTTGCTTCAATTTGCTTTAGTAGATCAGTTTGTTCATCCATTTGGCGTTGATTTTCAGCAGCATTTTCAGCATTAGGTTTTTCTTCAGTAGCTAATCTAGCGGCAGGACCAGCAAATGGGGATAAATCTTCTTTAACTACTTTTTTAGGAGTTACTTCTCGATCAATTTCAGCCTGTCTTACTTTTCTTACAGTTTCATTATCATGCTTCTCACCTCTCATACGAGGATCAAGTTTAATTACTTCATCTGCTGCAGTATTTCTTGCTTCTAACGCTTGTTTACCACCAACTGTACGAGTTATCTCATCTTCAGCAATACCAGCTGCGCGAGCTTTGTTTAATACTGCTTCTTTATCTTGTAAATTACCAGTAGCAGTCTGTGCTTTACCAGATTCTTTTTCATAGTATTCTTTAACTTTTTGTTCGCTAGCTTTTAAAGCCGCAGGACTTGTATCTCTTTTACCAGTAATAGGATCTTTTATTTGGAACTGATCTAAATTCTTCATCTGCGGATTAAGATTTTTCATTTCTTCAGCAGTTTGTTTTCTCTCTTCGCGTTTAGCAAGCGCATTAGCAATAAAACCTTTAGAGTCTTGTTTAACTAAACCAGTAGTCTCAGCAAGGCCTTTCATTGTAGTAAACTTATATCTTAATGAATTAGGATCAAAAGCATTACCTAATCGCTTTCCATCTTGATCTGTTCCACCTCTACCAAATATTTTATCTTTAAATCTTTGGCCAATAGTTCTATAATCTAATTTCTTAGAATCTACTAATTCTTGCGCTCTAGCTGTTGGAGTAACTGGACCTACGCCTTTTGTTAAACTTTTCTCAAATACACCAATTAGTTTTTCAACAACAGATGTTAGTTTCTCTTCTACTTTTATTAGACTATTATCAGATTCAAGTATTTTATTATTAGCATCTTCAGTCTTTTTATTTTGAGTTTCTATACGGGATTTAGCTTGATTATCAGCTATAACTTTTGATTTAGATTCAGTATTAGCAGACGTATTAGACTGAGCAGCTTTATTTGCCGCATTTTGCGCGCGAAGTTGCTCAATAAGTTGTTTCATGGCAGGAGAATTAGGAGATTTCTGAACCATCTCCATTACTTCTGTTTCTGTCATTCCAGCTACGCCGGAAGGTACTTTACTTTTTTTAGCCATTTTGTTTTAGTCTTTGCTTTTCTTCTTCTAAATGTTGAACCAACATGGTAACATATATGTCTTTCTCAAATGGTATTAATGTTTCAATCTCAGTCAAAGAATACTTATGATACTGCATCAGAGAGAAATTCATTTTATAATAATTATAAAGGCTCTCATGACTGAGATTAATTAAAAAAAACTTTCGATTCCCTCTAAAACTTTATCATGATGCTTGCCGCAAACTGGACAGTCGTATTTAACTGGCTGACTCATTTTAGGCATAGTATCAAAAAAGCTTTCAATTTTTGAAAATTGTTCTTGAGTTAAATTATTAAGAAACTCTAGAACTTCTTCTTTGGTTTGTTCTTTGGTATTATATACTTCATCTCCATCATAAATAAACTCTATACATTCTATAACTAGTTTAAATACAGAATCTACATCTCCAGCATTAGCTTTTTCTAATTCACCAATAGCATCTAAACTAGGATACTTCATAACAATGCCGATACTATTAGTTAACTGAATCTTATTAGTATGATCTGGATTAAATTTTACGGCAAACTTAGTAATATCCATACTTACTTTAGTTCTTGCTTTTTCATCAGTACAGTCGTCGCATAGGAACACTAAGTCCACTATTTCGCCAACTGATTTAGATCTGATTTGAGTAAACAAATATTCATAATCAAATATAGCTAAAGTATTAGCATCGATACCTTGAATACAATCCTCAATAATCGATTTTAATGTATTAACCATTACTTTTGGATCCTCAGATTGTTGAGCGATCAGTAATGCTTTTTCTTCCTTAACCAAAAATGGTCTAAACTTAACTTCTTTACCAGTTGACGGTATAACCACGTTATAAAGTGGTAACTGCATTTTAGGCAAACTCATACTATTCTCCTTTATTCATATTCTTAATTAAATTACCCAATTCACTTGTAGATCCCACAAAGATTGCGTTATTATTTGTTACTTGTTTACCTGGTGCTGACTGTCCTTCTGACTGCCTTGGTGCATCCAACTTCTGCTTACGCTCACTTAATGCAAGTAACTGTTCGTTGGTGTCAGCCAACTGTTTCATTAAGTTGCCTACAACTTCAAAGGCTCTAGGATGCTCTGACTGTTTGGCTATCTCTAGCGCATGGTACAGTGCATCCTGTCCTTGATTCAATAGTTTATGTAGATTATTACGAGCTGAATCATAGTCGTAATTAGCATTATCTTCTATTTTATTAGAAGAAGGAACAATCTCTTGTCCTACACTTGCTACTTCACCTTGTTTAAGAGGTTCTACATCAAATATCTTTGATAAATTGTCATCAGATTTCATAATATTACCTTTATGTTACACGATTTTACGTGTTGGTGTTGCTCTAGCTGCAGAAGCAACTGGTGTTTCTGGTTCACTGTAATCCTCTACACTTGGTGGTGCTGGAGGAGTCGGAGCTGATGGTGCTGGCTCTGATCTAGACATTCTAGATGGCATTGGCATCATTGGCGGCGGAACGGCCGCCTCAGACTTTTTTGAAGCTGAGTATGCGTTAGCACCAAAGAAAGCTGCAACTAAAGCTGAGATAGCAACAAAGTACGTAGGAGCAATATTTCCTATAATTGTAGCTGCATCGTCTACATCTAACCATGAAGCGATAACGATTGTTACTGGATATAGTAACATACCCCATAGAGCGAACCATGTCATCTTACGCATAGCATCACGCTGAGCATCTTGATCTTCAAGCTCTCTGCGTTTAAATTCTAGATACATTGATAGTTCTTGACTACTTACATAACCATCACCGTTTGTATCTGCTTCTGCTAATTGCCGGTAAGCATTATCACTTACGCCTCTTTTAATTTCTGCCATCTTTCTCTCCTGTTAAATTTTAGTAGTAAGTATACTTGGAATCACATTATTTGGATTAACTATCTCAGTTGTCACGTCTTGCTGAGAATTATTGCTAGTATCATACCACTTATAATTCATCGATACACTGTATTTCATCACATCTTTTGAACTATAATCTAGTGTTACAGGTTGAAGAATCTTTGGGTATGCTTCATGTAAAGTTACGGTATGAACCGCAGTTTCATTTTCATTTATAGGATGCACTAAAATTTCTATGTCAGTAACATAACTGCTATAATAGTTAAATGACCTTGAAGTTGGGTTTCTTATTAATTGGAACCATTCCTCAAATAAATTCTTAACTCCTAAGTTTGTATCAACATAGAAGGTAAATGTTACATTATCATATATTGCCTCGTATGGCATCTCTCTAATTTCACCCCAAATTCTTTGTTGAGCAGTAGCCATAGTAACACCAGGCATCGTTACCGAATCACATAGGATAAGAGCCTTTCTTGGTTCTCCACCTCTAGCGGACGGAAACGGTATATTAACAGAAAATCTGTTAGATCTAGCCAGACCACCGGTCTTTATCGTTGCTATAAATTCGTTTAACGTTGACATATTATCCTATTGAATCTTCCCAGACTTTAGCTTTACTTGCGCCTACAAACTGTTCTACAGGTAGAAGCATAGCGGTTGCCCAGTCAGGAGCATCAATCTTTCTAAATGTTGACCTAACATGATTTGTTAGATAGTGTTTAATACATGGTTCAGCCCACTTAAACTTAGATACTCCGTTTATAGTTGCCCACGAATATCTAATCCTTGTATTCTCATTTAATTTAGTGTCTGAAGCAAATGTCATTAGCCTATCAAGCAACTGAACCCGAGCCTGATACGGTAGATAATGCATATTTAATCCCATAAATCCACCTGGTACCTTCTTAAAAGGAAATACCATAGGAAACACATCATAGTATGGCAAGTCAGCTTTACCTTTTGGATCATACAGAAACATATATAAACTTCCTGGTACAATCGTACTTTTTACATGAGCTGACTGGCTTTTTAAAACCTTATTTGGTGTGATACTTTTAGCACCTAACAAGCGTGCCTGTTGTTGAAACCAAGTGTTTGACTGCTTAGCAGCTGACTTAAGGTCATATTGATTCTGTTTAAAAATATCGTAAAAAGATGCCATTTAATTATTTATATGCCTAATTCGCGTTCTGTTATAATTACAAACTCATAGCCACGGTCTTTACAGTATTCTGTTGCTGCTTTCCACTTAGCTTGGTTCTTAATGAATGTAACTGATTCAGTTAGGAATCGTTTAGTTTGTCTGCCTGGGTACTCGGGAGGTATAGTTTGCTTCATTGGTTTAACTTCAACTAGATAGGTTCTTAATGTATTATCTCTAGTCTTAACTTTGATCTTAAAGTCAACAAAATATCTATGGATTCTATTGTCGGTTGGGCATCGATAAGGGATAACCGTCTCTTCAGATAACCACTTAACTACCGATGGATTCTTATCGCACCAAGAGGCGAAGCGTGTTTCCCAACTGGATCTCATTATGATATTAGTTGGATCACCTTCGTACTTTTCTGGAAAAACTGGTTTGTACTTTCTTTTATGAAACATTACACGGATATTTATAAATAATAATAAACGTATAGGAATCAACAATGGCAACAAATTTTAACGGTTATGCGCAAGGTGGAGCTAATCCATTTAATGCCGGTGCAATAAATCCTGGACCACCAGGACCTTCTGCCCCAACTGATAAAAAACCATCTGGTTTAGCATACCAAGCTAGAGGTGCAGGTACTAATTTTGCATCAGATAAGTATACGGTTGGCAGTCTTCAGTATCCATCAGATTTAATGGCTGCTAATAATATCTATGGTGGTAACTATGCAATATTCTATATTAATGTTCAAGCCGATTCAAAATTACTTAAAGATACGGCATATGCTACAGTGAGTGATCCTTCAGCCATTCCTCCTAGACAACGTGGAGATGCAGTTGCTTTAAATACGAGTGCCGCTGGAGCAGTTGTAGGTAATGCAGTTTTTGGTGGTGCATTTGGTAGTTTAGCAAAAGCAATTGGTATTGAAGGTGCTGGAGCCGGTCCTGGTGCAGGTTTAGGTTTAGCTGCTGGAGCTGCAGTTGCAACACAAGCTGCAGGATTTAGCCGTGCTACTAAACGATTAAAACAAGTAATAGCACTTTATATGCCAGAAGATTTAAACATTAAATATAGTATGGACTGGACAGAAGAAGAAACGGCCATGGCCTCAGCTATGTATGCTGGTGCCGACAATATTGCTAGTATATTTGATTCAGGCAGAAAGAGTTCTATTGGTCAAGCTGCTTTGACAGCAGCTACTACTGCTGCACTTAAAACACCAGGACTTGGAGATTATACATCAGCACAAACTGGTCTTGCCAC